GCTTTACGGAGATAGTAAGGATGATGACTGGAAAGCAGAGGAAGTGTCTAGGATAAAGAACGAACGGGGCATAGCCGAAGTGCAAGAACCTTCGGTCATTCCGCATGGATTCGCAAAGGAGAAGATAGATGGAAGCACTGGATCTGATAATCTCGATCTTCCGAGCGATGGAAAAATACCTGATGGACTCGATGACAAGAAACATAAAGCGCCACGAGGCGTGGGAGGCTGACGAGGGATTCGAGTGGACACAGTGGCAAGCTCTTCAGCTGCAATCTATTAAGGAGTTCCGAGAACGGAATGCCGCTCTCGTTGATGAGGCTTTCACCGATGCCATCCCCAAGATGGATGAAATGATCACATCTGCGTATCACGAAGGAGAACAAGCGTTTGACGCCCAACGGAGTGAAGCGAATGCAGCGAAGATCAAGACCTACAAAGACCAGGGAAAGATAGTCGCTGACATACCAACGGATCAGTTGGCGAATGCTGTCCTTGATGTCGATCAGAACGGCAATCTTGTGTGGGTGAATCCATCAGAAGAACAACCACTCGCGTCGATCACACAACCAGGACTCGATCAGATCCCCGACAAGTCGTTCTTCAAGGTCAATGAACCGAAGCTAAAAGCCGTCATGGATGACTTGCACACCGACATGGACAAGGTACGCTATGCGGCTTTAAACCGAATGGGATCCGGATACCAGGAGATCATACATAAGGCGGATATCTTCTACCAGACAGGCACGATGACGCTCCAGCAAGCTGTCGATATGGCAAGCAAGGAGTTTCTTTCTGCCGGCCTTAACTGTGTCGAGTACGAGAACGGACGACGCGTGAATATCGCGACGTACGTAGAGATGGCGCTCCGGACGTCTGCCAGACGCGCCGCAATGACCGCAGAAGGCGCTAAGCGGGACGAGTGGAAAGAATTCCTCGTTATATCTCCGGCGCTCGCTACGACATGTCCCGCGTGCTATAAGTACCAGGCGCTCGTGATGATAGACGATGTGTTCGCCCACGGGAAGCCGGACGGGAAACACTTACTGCTCTCAAAGGCAGTGGATGATAACTTTCTGCATCCGAATTGCCGACATCCGCTGGTGAGTTTCTTCGAGGGAATAACACGGGTACCGCAGAACAGCCCGTACGATATCACGCAAAAGAATTACGATGCCGAGCAGAGACAGCGACAGATTGAGACGATGATTCGGCGATTTAAGCGTCTACGAGACGGATCGGTTGATCCTGACAATCTCGCGAAGTACGACCATAGAGTCAAGCAGTGGGAAGGACTGCAGAAGCGCCATCTTGCTGAACATCCAGAACTCAGGAGAAAGCAGGAACGAGAAACTGCGTATAACGTTAAAGCCGCGGGAGCTGTAAATAATGTCTCCGGAGGATTAAGCGGGGCACGTGATCCAAACAGCAAAGAGGCACAAAAATTTGCAGTAGATTATTACGGACAAATCAGGAAAATGAGCACAGACATTTCGAGAATATCCCAAAATACTGGGATGCCCACTGAGAAGATTGAGGCAATTAAAAATTACGTGTTTCTTGAGAAGCATGCTCTTGGCGATGGGCGGCTGGACCTTTTCGACCCTGATTATCAAATGGCTCAGTCTTGGAAGCGTCTTTCCGAGAACGCCAAGCTTGAACCGCAGGACCTTGTACTGCTGGAGCATGAACACGTTGAGTTAAATCTTGTAAAACAAGGTTTTTCCCAAAACGATGCACACAAGCAAGCTAATTTATTGTATAATTACGATCAAGCACTGAAAGGAGGGCGATAAACATGATTCAAATGACTAATATAGCAAAGGAAGCCAATGTTATCCGATGCAATTATTCGCCTGAGGAGAGTCAGGACCTAGGAATTGTTGCAGTCAACCTCACGTCGGAGGATTTTGTTGAGCTAAAAAAGACGATTTTTGACGAAGATACTGAAAGATATGCGGCTAAAGTTAAGTTTAGGCTACTTGATTTGGCCAAGGAAGAGAAAATACCTACCGCTAGCCGAGTTGTCTGGGGGTAAGCCGATACAAACGCAGAATCAATGCTGAAAAGCAGTTTCGAAAGAGGCTGCTTTTTATATGCCCGAAAACAGGCTAAACCTGCGATCGAGCTGCCGACGGGCTATAAGCGGAATATGTCGACGGACGTTAAGCGGAGGTATTCACATGGCAGATTTAAACACAACTACTGCGGAAGCCGGTACTGCGAATTCGAGTACCGGAACAGAAACGACTGCACAGACCACGGCCACTGAGACGGCCGGTGAACCAACCAAGACCATCAGCATGGAAGAAGCAGAGAGAATCGCCACTGATCGTGCCTCAAGGGCAGAACAGGCCGCGATGAAGTCTTATCTTCAACAGCAGGGAATGACAGAGGACGAGATCAAAGAGGCTATCACGTCACACAAGGCCGCTAAGACTGCTAAAGCCGAAGCCGACAAGGGAAACCTGACAGCCGTGCAGAAGCGAGCCGAAGAGGCCGAAGCGAAGCTGACAAATGCTGAGAAAGCAGCTAACGCTCGGATTATCAGCGCGGAAGCCAAGGGCGTAGCCAGAGACCTCGGAGTAAGCAAGGAGAGCATCCCGTATGTTCTCAAGCTCGCGGATCTCTCAAAGGTTAAGGTAGACGCAAATGGTGATCCGGACAGCAAAGAACTCGAAGCCGCGATCAACAAAGTTCTGGCAGATGTTCCCGCACTCAAGGGCGCTGAGTCAGCTTCCGGCTTCAAAGCGGGGGCCGATGGGAAAGGGAAATCAGACACAACAGAAGAACAGCTTGCCAACGCGTTTGGCATAAAAAAGAAAAAGGAGTAATGACACATGGCTATTAACTATGTAACCCAGTTTTTGCCTACACTTGATCAGAAGTATGCGCAGGACCTTGTGACATCAGATCTCGGTCTTAACGGCGCAAAGTTCATTAATGCTCAGACAATCCAGATTCCCACGGTTTCTGTAACCGGGTACAAGGAGCATTCTCGTGCCGGCGGTTTTAAGTCCGGGACAATCGGAAATACCTATCAGGCCAAGACTCTTTCTCATGATCGTGATATCAGCTTTTTTGTGGATGCTATGGATGTCGACGAGACAAATCAGGCTCTCTCCGCAGCTAACATCACTAACACATTTGAGACGGAGCAGGCTATTCCCGAAACGGATGCCTACCGTCTCAGCAAGATCTACCACGACTACAAGACCACGTACAGCAAGACCACGGACACAACAGTTCTTACGTCTGCTAACGTATTGACCGTGTTTGACAGCTGGATGGAGCAAATGGACGATGCCGGAGTTCCCGAGGATGGCCGTATTCTGTACTGCACTTCTGCCGCACAGACGCTCATGAAGAACGCTTCTCAGGTTGCTCGACAGATCATGGCAGACGGATCCTCTGATGGCACGATCAACCGTACAGTCAGAAATCTCGACAAGGTCAAGATTAAGACTGTTCCCTCCGGGCGTTTCAAGACCGCGTATGATTTCACAGAAGGTTTCGTGCCGGCTGTTGGTGCTTTGCAGATGAACATGATGCTCGTGCATCCCAAGTCTGTCATTGCTGCTGACAAGCACAGTGCAATCTATCTGTGGGCTCCCGGGTCTTCTGCTTCTGCAGGGGATGGATGGCTCTACCAGAACCGCAAGTATGGCGATCTCTTCCTTCTGGCCAACAAGCTGGATGGTATCAAGATCAACAACGTCGCCGCAGTATAAGGAGGTAGTTCATGCTTTATGCAGTTAAGGCCAACAAAGAGCTGAAGATTGAGGAATCCGAAAAAGCTGCTATGCAGAAACAGGGTTTTGATATCGTGTCAGTTGACGACAAGGGAAAGCGAGAGATTGTCTCGTACGGCGCGGGTAAAACCGTATCCGCTGACGAGTACGCCGAACTTAAAAAGAAGAACGAGGCTCTTGAAAAAGAACTCGCGAAGCTGAAGAAGCCGGCGAAGGGATCTGAGAAAGAACCGGATAAGAATCCGGACGACGAAACGAAGGAATGAGGTGACCGGGAATGAGCGCATATGCAGATTTGACTTTTTATAAAGACACTTACGGCGGAACGGTCATTCCCGACGCCGATTTTCCCGCACGGATCATCAGAGGCAGTCTAGCTATAGATCGTGCCGTCTCTTTTAAGATCGGCACACTTGCGGACTGGCCAGCGTTCACGCAGAACCAGATTAAACTGGCCGCCTGCGCACAGGCAGACTACGATTACCAATACGGAGACCTCTCACAGGCTATGAACGCAGTGGGAAGTTACTCCGTTGGTGATATCTCTGTGTCCTCCTCACAGGGAGCCGGATCCTTAACGGGGTCCGGCATCTCGGTGGAGGCAGAGGCGTACCTTCTGCCTACAGGGCTTCTTTATCGGGGGGTGTGAGCATGGCGGGAAAATTACCCTATCCCAAGTTCGCGGATGTCACGCCGTGCGAGATCACCTTGTCCGGCGGACTATCCGAAGATGGTGAATCTACCGTCCTAGAATCGTGGTCCGGGAAGGTAAACTTCTCGGAAAAGGCAAAGCGAATCCAGGACAAAGACGGTCGATGGGTACAGCTCTCCGGAGTCATTCACGTTGCGGGCGATATTCTCCCTGGCGTGATCTTCACCGGGGGAACAGTTGATATCGTAGGCTATCCAATCCGAACGATCGTCGGCTATGCGCGGCCACGAAACCCAGACGGAACTGTCAATCATACGAGATTGGAGTTGACCTGATGCCTGGCGAATTTATCCCGAACATGGATTTTTTCAACCGGTTAGAAAAGGCTAGCGGGATATCGCTAGCAAAAGCTGCCGAAGCCATTAAGACGAACCTGATCACCAGTCAGACGATGCCGTTTGATACGGGTACGCTCCAGAATTTCAATACGTTCGTCGTATCAGAACCAACGCAGTCACGGATCGTTACACAAGGACCACAGGCAAGGCGGCTGTATTTTCATCCAGAATATAATTATCAAAAGGGAAAGAATCCCAATGCAAGCGGCCGATGGTTAGATCCTTATCTGGCAGGACACGAGAAGGGTAACGAGTTCCGAGAGAGCTACGCGAAGTTTCTAAAAAGAGAGATGGGAGGGTAAACGATGCCAGCACCAACCGTTAAACAAGTCATCACGTGGCTTAA